TGTGACTGGCGGATGCCATTGACCAGCACGTTCAACGCGGCGCCGATCACGTCCTCCGTCGAGAAACCGTTGGCCTCGCGGCAGAAGCTGTTGAATAGCTCAAGCTGCTGATCCGGACCCGACTTGCGGAGCGGGTCTTTGGGGTTGACCAGCGCGTTCATCACGCGGCCAGCCGATCAGCGGCAGCGAACGCGCGGTCGTAGTTGACGCGCTTGTGGTCGCCAAGGTCGATGACGGCGGTCGGAGCCACCTTCTCGATCTCCTGCGCCATGAAGCCGAGCCGCACGCGCTCGGAGCCGATGTAATTGTACTCGTAGATGCCGAGCACGCCGGCATAGTCGCCGACGAGGCGGACGTTCTCCTTCAGGCGGCGATCGGAAATCGTCCAGATGCCGGAGGCATTCCACGTTACGGTGATGTCGCCGCCGTTCGGCGTGACCGGCAGGCCGGTGACCGACGTGTCCTGATAGGACGCCAGCCGCCATGTGGTGTTGGCGCCGGAATTCTTGCGGTAGATCACCAGCGCCTCGACGGTCGCGCCGGTGACCGCCGTGAAGGTGACGGCGATGCCACTGAAGGTGCCGATGGCGACGGTCGGGTTCGTGATGCGCTGATCGGTGCCGACGATGCCAGACAGGCTGCTGTAGAACTGATGCGTCGGGCTATAGATATAGGTTCCAGTGTCCACCAGCGCCACGAATGGACCGTCCGTGGCGGTGTTCACATTCATCGATACGTTTGCGTCCGCCGAGAGCAGGCTTTGCTTGAACAGGGGATAGATGGCGTTGGCCATGGATGGCTCCAGTTAGTGATCTTGGATGTGAAATTCGGAGGCGCGACCGTCCGGACCGCGTTTGGCGATCGTCACGGTGCGCTTCTTCGGTTTCTTCAAGGCGTCGTCGAGGTTCTTCTGCGCGGATGCCGCGTCCGCGATCTGCTGTTGGCCAGCGTCTGATGCGGGGACGCCATGACCGCCAACCTCTTGTGCGGACAGGCCGTCATTGCCGGCGCCCGCGTTGGTCGCGCCTTGGATCAATTCAGCGCCTGCCGCTGCCGGCGCGCCGGGTGCGCCGCCTTCGCCGGGCGGTGCCATCGGTGTGCCGTCTGGATTGAGGCCCTTCGCCGCTTGCTTGGCGGCGTGGAGCGCCATGCCGTGCTGGTGGCCCTGCGCGTTGGCGCGGCCGACTTGTTCAACGTGGTCGTAGTGGTCATCGAACAGCCGGTTGACGGCGTTGTCCTCTGCCTGCTTGAGGCCGACTCCGACCTTGGCGGCGGCCGAGATGCCCGTGAGCACTGCGTTCTTGGCGCGCGCGCGGTTGAGTTCGGCTTCCGATTTGAGCTTTTCCTGCTCCAGCGGCACCATCGGGTTATCCTGCGGGCCGGCGCCGTCGCGGAAGAAGCGGGCGCCGCCGTCGCGATAACCGACCGCGCCGAACACTTCCTCGATGAAGGCTTCCGGGTTGATCTCGCGCTTGCCGGACTGGAAGTCCTTCGACGCCTGGAGGATCGGGGTGACGATGCTGACCGCGTTTTGCAGCTTGGCGAGCCGTTGCGCCGGGTCGCCCGAGCCAAGGCCGATGCTGACCGAGATGGAGACCTCGTTCTCAAGAAGCTCGTCGGTGATTTCGGAGACGCCGTGCTTCTGAAGGAGCTTGGCCTTGTTGCCGCAGATCCCGAGAATGATCTGGTCGCTCTCGTAAAACTGCTCAAGGCGAACGATTTGGGCGAGCACCTTCTCGGTGTAGGTTTCGATCCAGATGCGGATGTCGAATTCCTGCACCGCGTTGGCGGCGCCGGCAGCGAGCTTGAGACCGCCCAATGTCTTGCCGAGCGAGTTGGACTGCTCGACGGTGCCGTAGTTCTGCTGGCCGGCGATGTCGTCGAAATCGATATCGATTTCTCGCTTGATGTTCTCGACGGCAGCGCCGATGTCCGGCGGGCGATCCCACATCACGTCTTCATGATGGTTGACCATGATGGCCGTGCCCTGGCCGCGCTTCTTCAGCGCCTCCAGATCGACCTGCCGGCCGCGAACGACCTTGGCGACGGGCATGACCGACTGTTTGACCGCGTCAAGCGTCAGGTTTTGCAGGTCATTGGCCTGCTGCTGAAGCATCTGCCAGCTTTCGGCCGGCGACATCGGGAAAATGCGGAACGCCTCGAACGCGCCGTAACCGAGGACAAGGGGCCTTTCGCCGTATTGTTCGGGGTAGACTTCCGACGTCGGCCGCGGATCAGTCAACAGATGCTTGCCGCCCACGGACAGGAACGTCCAGTCCTCGCCCGCGGTGCGGATGAAACTCTCATAAACCCAGATGACATCGAATGTCTTGCCGGTCTGCGTCTCGTCGTAACGGTCGAGACCCTGCTCGCGTGCGCGACGGATGGCTTCCATGTCGGCCCGGCTATTCGCCGCGACGGCCTTCAAGTCAGTGATCGATAGCGCCTTCCACGGATTGCGCGGGTCTTTCTGCTTGCGCCTGATCTCGTCAATCCGCATGGGGTACTTGACGTGGATGTAGGCTGCGTCCTGGGCCGGATTGGTCCAGTCCGCCGCAGGGTCGATCGTGAAATTCTCCGGCGCGAACAGAATGACGTCGGGCCGATCAATCTCCGGCTCCCAGACGTCGCGCTCCTTTTCGTCCTCGAACTCGTCGTCGGGGTCGTCCTTGAACTTCTCGGTGCCTTTGCGTTTAAGCTCCAGCTTCCAATACTGCTTTGACAGGCAGATGCCGGTGAGCATCGATGTCTGGCGCGCGCCCATGGCAACGTGAAACCACGGCAGCGCGGCTTTGCCCGATGATCGGCTGGTGCGGTAATTGACCAAGGCGCCCATCAGATCGGCCGACGCGCGCTGGCCGGGGTCGCCTTCATCGCCCGGCGCCGTGTTGATGGCGTTGACCGAACCGAACAGCGAGGCCGCCACCGCAGCCATGTCCTTTTTGATGGCGCTGCGGGTCTTCGGAATGAACAGCTTTGAGCGGTTCTTGTAGTCGCTGGTGGTGTATTTCGAGCCGACGAAATGCTCCTGATGGAACGCGCGGTAGACGCGGGACCACGATCGGCGGTTTACTTGGCTCTGGTAGAGGGCGGCTTGCGCCTCGCTCTCCGTGACCATCCTAAGAAAATCGTCGTCGCTCGGCTTTTCGTTGAATTCATCGTCGCTATCGCGGTCCGGTTCACGGCTGGCGCCGTCGACCAACATGTCTTCGGCTTCTTCGTACAGTCCCTTGCCGGCGGCCCGCGGGTTATCGAGGCCATCTTCTCCCGGCGGCGTGAAACGCAGCACTATTTCAGGCTCAGATCAGCGAAATCGGCGCGGTGCTTGTTGCGCTGGGCATCGGAAAACTCGCCCAGGCTGATGAGCCCGCGGCGAAGCCCGAGACGTTCGAGCACCTGACCGCCCAATCGCGTAATCAGGTCGGGGGTGAGATCGGACCAATCGGCAAGCCTGATGACCATTTTCAGGGTCTCGCCCATCAGGATCGGGATCGAGAAGTAGACGACACCCTGCTTGCTGTCGCAGACGGCTTTCCACGGGTAGCCCGGATACTTCTTCTGCAAGATTTCCTGCACGTCATCGGCCATGGTCTGGTCGAAGCCTTTGCGATCATCGATCTTGCCGTCGAGCGGCGGCACATAATGCCGCTGAACATGCAGCTTCGGCCCGCGCCACGCCTGGATATCGTCAGAACGGAGCAGGACTGGCTGGTCCGATCGATCGTGATGGGTGAGGGCATTCATGACGGGAAAACGGTCTCCGGTGCGTATGGCCCCTTCTTGGAATTGTCTCCGGTGAAGGTGCGATTGGTGAACTCGTAGAAAGGCTCGTTGCGCTTGGCGCGCTCAAAGTCGGGATCGGCCTTGAGCACGAACGACCTGAACGGCACGATGCGCGTGACGACCTTGGGCGTCGGTGTGGTGGTCATTACTTGTCCTGACCGTTGTGGATGACGTCGAACGAGGCGTCGTCATCGGGGAATGTCTGCACGATCTTGCAGGTCGGGCATGTCACGGCGCGGCCTCGATCATTCGGAAACAGGAATGTCTCCCCGCAATCGCATTCGATCGGCAAGCAGTTGGCCGGCCCGCGCCCCTTCAAGGTGTGCGGGATGGCAGTCATGACCTTCATTTGCGGATCAGGTGCCGTAAGTGAAGCGGACGCCTTCGCCGCTCACAGTGGCGTCGATGAACACGTCTGCGAGATTGTCGATCGAGAGCGTGATGCTCGCGCCGGGGGCGAGGGCGACGCCATCGCCGGTGGCTTCAGCAGCATCCACGCCGGTCCCGCCGACCGCGATATCCTTCGTGTTGGCGCGGTACGCCTGGATGGTGACCCACTTTGCTGGCGTCGATGCCGCCAACACCACATCGGTACCCGCCGTGGTGACAGTCTTCTTGCCATGGCTGATGCCGGTGGTGGTGTGGTCCACCTTGCCGATGACATTGGCGCCGGCGTTAAGAGCCGCCTGCACAGCGAAGGTGCCTGCATTGGTCACCGGATGAGATGCCGACGACGTAACTTGCACCGCGAAGGTGCCTGCATTGGTCACCGGACCGCCACCACCGCCGCCGCCAGTTGCGATCTCGCCGTCCGAGTTGACGGCAATAAAACGCGCGACGCCCGTCGTCGGATCGACGCCCATCATGGGCGTGCCTTGCTGTGGTTTTGTACCTTGTTCGGGCATCGGTCAGTTCCTCTTGAGCGGCATTTAGCTGTCCGCGTAGACGCGGGCTTCCGCCGCGCGTGCTTCAAACACAATCGGAGCCTTGGGCTCCATGTCGTAGATGCGGCTGCAAGCGTCGATCAGGTCGTCGTGCGGCGCGAATGGATGAAACACCGCTTCCTCGATGAAGGCGCGGGTTAGGTCGTACATGTCGCCGTTCTCGTCGCGCCGTTTCAGCGCGGTAACGATGCGGTGCCGCAGCCCGGCCGACTCGACGGCGCGCTGTGCCCTGGTGAGGGCCTGCATCGGCCGATAGATCACGGTGCCGACGCTCGGGTTGTCGAGCTGGCCGGCGTCTTCTGCGAGCTTCTGGTTTTCGCGACTCCAGACTTCCCAGAGCGACGACATGCCATTTCGGCCGCCGTAGTCCGGGTGGTAGACAACCGCCGGCAGATGAAACAGACCCTTGCCCATGTCGGGCTCAAGCCGCTCGATGCGATCGTTCTTGCCGTGCTTGCCGTCCTTGGTCGATCCAAGTTCGTCGATCTGAAACTGCCGGTTCTCGCGTTCCTGCAATTCCGCGATCACCTCAAGATCGCTCTGCATCCCGTACTGCTCATAGCCGACTCGGCATAGCTGGACGCCGGGATGGCTGCGCCACTTGGCTTCAAGGGCTTTGATCTTCTGCCAGCGTTCGGACAGCTTCATGCGGTGCCGGAAACCGTCGAGCAGATACTTGTTGCCACCTTGGTCGATGCCAATCACGGCAATTGCGGTCCGATCGGACCGCTGCGTGCGCCCCTTCGACGGGTCGCAAAGGATGTAGACGTTCAGCACAGCCGGCAGCACCTCGTAGTGCCGGAACGATGTCGCCGTGAATGTCGCCTCGTTGGAGGCGGTCGGGTTCAGCAGCATTTGGGCGGAGACCGTCGATCGCTGGGTGAGCTTGACCTCGTTCCAGCGTTTGTCGGTCATCAAGACCGGCTTGCCTTTCAGCGTGCCGTCGTGCGTCGCCGGGTAGCGCCGTTCCTTCAACGTCTTGCGCTCCAGCATGATGCCGTAGCTGTCGCCGAACGAGTACCGCGTGCCCCAGTGCCATTTCCGGGTGCCGCCCAACTGGCCGAGGTTGTCGGACAGTTCCCAGCGTTCCGTGACCTTCTTAATCATCTCCGGGTTGCCAACCAGCTTCTCGGTGACGAGATCGTCATAGTCCAAGAGATGGAAATGCTTGCCGGTCGGCATCGCGTCGATGATGCCGTGAGCCTCGATCGTCGCTTCGCGCGGGTTGCCGCGCCGTTTGACAACGAGACCTTCCTCGCGTGACCAGCGTGGCGCCTCCTTGCGGGGGTGCTGCCAGAACACGTCGGAATGAATTCGCTTCAGATCCTCGTTGGCCTCCAACTCCTGCTGGATCTGCAACAGGAACGGCTTGGCGACGTCGCCGGTGCAGGACAGGATTGCGATCGTGATTTCAGGGTCAATGATGACTTCCTGAATGACGCCTGCGAATGTCCCGATCGAGGACTTGTAGTGATAGCGCGCCCACAGATCGAGGCGCCCGTCAGGCTGCGCCTCTACCTCGCGGCAGCGATCGTAAAGCCAGGGATGCCAAGCATCCTGCCGGTGCAGCGTGACGGTGAGCAGATAGAAGCGGTCGTTTGCGTTGAGCAGCGCGCGCCCGGCATCGTCCAGCGCCGGCTCGACTTCTTCGACGAACTGACACCACTGATCGAAATCGAGGTACGGAAGATCATTGGTGATGAACGCCGCAAGGTCCGCGTTCTTCTCGGTGAGATACCGAGCGCCCTTGAGTGCTCGCAACTCAACCTGCCTTGAGGCCCGCGGTCTTCCTAAAGCGCGATAGAGCCTCAGAGACGCCGTTCTTGGTCAATGGCACCACATCGATCACGCGATCGTCGCCGCGTTCGGGAACCTGATTTGTCCCGCCGACGTGCTTGACTTGCCCGGCCTCAGTAATGGCATTGAGAAGTCTGGCGACGTCGCCGGCATTGGCCACGATCAGAGAGCCGATCACGGCCTGAAGTTCTTCGGCGACGACAATCGCTGTGATGACACTGGTCTGTTGTAGCGTCGCCTGATTGGTGGCGAGGCTTTGCAGAGCAAGTTGCTGCACGCGCGCGATGCGGACATCTACTGTCGGCTCGACCGCGGTCAGGATGCGGTGCGCAAGGTCCGGGTTGCTTGTAACCTGGGCCTTGACGAGGTTCTTGATGCTGACGGCGGCCTGTTTCGTCGGCTTTGCCTTCAGTTTGGCGACGGGCTCGGCCCAGTCTTTCTCTTTGTACCGCGCCACGGTGCGGTAACTGATCTCGAAACCTTCCTTGACCATGGCGTCGGCGACGATGCGCGCGTTCGGGTTTCGGATGGCATCCCAGCAGGCTTTGACCTGCGTCGCAGTCGGCCTCATGCGATCAGCCGGTTCAACAACTCGGTCGGGATCGTCGCGGCCATTTGGCCTGGCTGTCCCGGTGACAGAGCTTGCGCTACCCCGTCCATGGGGGAGGGCGCTGGTGTTGGGGCCGCAGCCGGCGGGGCGTCCCTTCCCACGCCGGACTGCGGCGGCGCCTGACCGAGTCGCGCCAGCAACTCGGTCGGCACACTCGCGGGCGGAGCGTCGCTCGCCGCTGATAGAACTGGTTCGCCGTAGTCGCTTGGCAGCTTTGGCGCGTATTGCTTGGCCTGATCGTCATGCAGGTGCTTGGCGTAGGCGGTTGCGTTGTCTGGCGTGTCGAACACGCCCAGGTGCTTGCCGGTCTTGCGGTAGAGCGCAATAGCGTCATCGTTCGAGAGAACGCGCCCGTCATCGCTGACGGTCGGGATCAGCGTCTCGCCGTTGCCGAAGTTGGCCGAGATCGAGCGGACGGTGCTGTAGGAGCCGTCAGGATTGCGCACCACCGGCCTCGCATTGAGGTCGATGTTGCCGGCGCTCATTTGACCCGCTGGCAGCGCCGATGGGATGTCTGCGGGCGGTCGCTGCACGGGCTCGCCGTACTCGCTGGGGACGCCTACACCGACGTTATGTTTCTTCGCCCGCCGGTCGATGTCGGCCAGGGTGGAGCGATTGAGCGCGCCCACGGTGCCGGCTCGGGCAAAGTGCGGGTTGATCCGCATTTCTTCGGGCGTGAACACCGCGTCGACCGGCGTGCCGATCGGCATCCTCATCATCTTCGCAGCGCGCACGCCGCCGAAGTGATGGCCAAGATAAGCCTCTGCGTCGGTCGGCTCTCGGCCGAGAACGCTGGCCATCTCCTTCTTCACGTCGCCGATGAAGCCGGTCCAACCCTTCGTCTGGGTATATGGATCGTCGCTGTCGCCAACGCCGTAGTTTGCCCGGTGGTCGCCGCGCATCTGAAACAAGCCACGAATGGTCTTGCTCGATCGCGCCGCCGGATTGAAACTGCTTTCGCGCTCGGCATAGGCCAGCGCGTATTTCGGGTCAATGCCAGCCTCGCGCGCTGCGCGGATGATGGCGTCCTTGACGGCCTGCCTGTCTTTGACGCTCACGACGGCGCGCGGTCAATTTCCTCGACGAGGACATGCCGCGAACTGTGGACGTAAACCTCGCGGCTTTCGGTCGGTTTCAGCGTAAAGCTGTCGGCGACGCGCCATTCGTCGGAGTATTTCTGGGTCACAAAATCGAAAGCGCGATCCTTGATCGTCACCTTGATGTCCCAATGGCTGTCGTTGGGACATGAGACTACGACTTTAGTTGTCATGGTTACCTTTTTTGTAGGGACATTGTATGGGGCTTCTCTGCATGGCCATCATGCCGTAGCCGCAGAGCCATCATGTCGCAGCCGCTTCGCACCCATGGCCGTGAGCGCGCCGGCCGGCCGACTCACGTTCGTCTCGGTGGCAGCAGAACTTGCGCCGGGTGTCTGCCCCCAGGTTGGGACCGCATTGGCCGTCGAGCCATGGATTGTGTGGTGCCAACGGATGGATTTGAACCACCAACCTTCTGCTTACAAAGCAGCCGCTCTGTTCCGATTGAGCTACGCAGGCATCGTTGAGTCGCGACTGCGAACGAATTGCAGCCGCGCGCAGGCATTGTTGGTTGAGTCACTACTTCAAAAGAAGCGGTTGATTGCAGCGACACAGTCATTGTGGGTTGAGTTGCTACTTCAAAAGAAGCGGTGGATTGCATCGCGTCGTCGAAATGCCAAATTTATTTTGTACAACGCAAAAATCTTTTGTCGCATTTTCACTCGCGCCAGCGTTGACCGCAATGGCGAGCGACTCTTAACAGTCGCGTTACCGTGCATCGCACGCGGCGTTCACTCACTATCTAGTAAGCGTTGACGGAAGTGTGCGAGGACTCGCCACGGCTGAGTAGTGCACATTACAGAAACGCAATGTTTTAGCGCCTCGACGCAACGTCGGCGGTGGCGGGGGAAGGTTTGACACTTCGACCTGCTGGGCGCGAGTCAGTTGCTCTGCCGAGTGCGCTACCGCGCGTTGAGTAATCAATACGATTTTCTTTATCGCAAATTGACGCGCAGCCGGTGTGCACGGCGGCCGATTGACTCAACGGCGCGGAATTGAAATGAGTCAAAACAACGCAAGACCGCGTTCAACAAGAGAAAGAAAACGCCATGAAGGCGTCAATAGTGATCGTCAACTCTGCCATGCATCAGCGACGTCGCGCGACGGCGAGTTATGTAATTTCATCCCACATCACGTCATTGGCCGCGTTCTCGCGGGCCGATCAGCACTCGTGACAACGAGAGAGAACGCAATGGCTAAAGCTGCTGTAACACGCCATCGATTTAGGATCAGCGCCGAGATCGCCGCGGAAGAACTTGGGTTGGTGCTTGTTCAATTCTCGCAGTTGGGCCTGGAAAACGTCGATTACGAGATCATCACCGACGTCCGGACCTTCCACAACAACCCTGATCGCAAGATGCATGGGGTCAAGGCAGAGACGTTCATCGTCGAGACCTTCCTCACGCATCACAACAGGTTCAGAGCGACGGATCTTATCCAGCACTTCAAGGCGCATGGCCGTGCCCCGTCCGCGATCTACTACGCCTTGGGCGCCATGACCAAGGCCGGGATACTCCGGAAAACCGACGACGGATACGAGGTTTCTCCCAAGCAACTCGCGGCGCCCAAGCGAGATGAAGCAACGGGCGACATGTTCGACGGCGACGAGCCCACCGAGGAGGGCGCGGTCAAGAAGTGGGATCGCACGGCCAAGGACGAGATCCTCGACTTCATCGCGGGCCGCGAGAGCTTCACCACGAAAGAGTTGCGCGAATTGTTCAAGGAACAGGGCCGCATGGAGAATTCGGTCAGCCCGACCCTGAATAAGTTGCTCACCGAGAAGCGCATCAAGCGCACGGGCGCGCCCCAATCGGGCGAGTACCTCGTGGTCAAGTCCAAACGTCCAGCCGAATAACCATCATTTATCGCGCCAATAACCATCAGTCATCGCGCCAGAGAGGACATCATGGCAAGCAAGCCGAACGGAAATTCAAACGGGCGAGGTCGCCTGCGACTTTATCGAAGCTATAACTACGTGGATAAAGATCCTGCCATCGATAAACTCAGGACCATCGTCGGCGACGAAAAGGTCAGCGAGACCAATCTTGCAATCCTGTCCGGCGTATCACGCAGCACCATCGACAACTGGTTCAATGGCAAGACGCGACGCCCGCAGCATACCACCCTGGCTGCGGCTGCGGCTGCGCTGGGCTACGACTGGGAACTGACGCACAGCAAAACCATCGACTTCAAAGCCGAGTTACCGAAGGCTGTGCGGTGGCATGAGCGGCAAGCGGAAGCCGCGAAGGCCGCCAAAAAGAAATAGGTGCCGGCGTGTACAGTTCAGAACAGCCGATTGGGAGAGGTCGGCGTACCGCTAAACAACCGTTCAGTGGTGGCCGCGGAAGAACGGCATTTGCATTTAACGACCGCTGGACTGCGGTCTCACAGGAAGACAAGACCATGCCGACCAAAAGCAAGAAACCGCACCCGCGCGCCGCGAACATTAACGACATTGAATTGGGCCGGCGCATCCGGCTCCGGCGCACCGAGATCAAGATGGCGCAGTCCGAACTCGGCGATAAACTGGGCATCAGCTTCCAGCAAATTCAGAAATACGAGAGAGGCGTCAATCGCGTCGGCGCTGGCCGACTTCAGCAGATCGCAGCCGCGCTCGGCGTGCCGGTCACGTGGTTCTATGAAGGCGATGCCAAGGACCGGGAGGTCGAAAGCCTGCTGTTCCAGGACAGCGCGTTCAGCCTGCGACTGTTGCGGGCATATCGCAGAATGAAAGACGAAGCCGTGCAACGCAAGGCTGTGTCCTTGTTTGAAAGCATCGCGGACGCCATCGAGGGAGTCACCGAGACCGCGGAGTGATCCAGAGCTTGCTCCGGGTCGGGGGGGCCCACTGTCGGCCCGCTCCCCCAGCCTCAGCCGACAGTCTTCGACTCGGAGCAGGACACCAGAAAATGAGAAACCCGTCACGGTTGGGGACCGGACGGGTTGGTAGGACAGGGAGGCAGTTTCGACGGGCATTCCCGCCATGTGTTTTTGGTCTACTCGATTTGCGAGAACGCGGCAATAGCCCCTGCCTCGCAACGCTAACTTTCGTTTTCGCTGTCCCCAGGTTTTTCACGCACTCCAAATCAAAAGGTCTCGCGATGGTTGATGTCATTCACTCCCCGCCGAACACGATCGAACGCATGGAGTCGGTCTGGGCTGTCCTCTCGGCTGACGCGGCC